ATGATCAAATTGTTCCGTTCATATATCGAAGAGAATAAAGAAATTTGGAATGATGATCTCAAATCAAGAATCTATACTATTGCAGAAAGAATGGTAGAACTAGAAGATAAATTTATTGATCTTGCATTCAATATGGGTGGTATCAGTGGTCTATCGTCAGAAGATGTAAAGACTTATATTCGTTATATTGCTGATCGTCGTTTGATTTCTTTGGGACTGAAGGGTGTATTCAAAGTCAAAAAGAATCCATTGCCGTGGGTTGAAGAGATGATCAATGCACCAACACACACCAATTTCTTTGAGAATCGTGCTACAGATTATTCAAAGGGTGCGTTGTCTGGTAATTGGGAAACTGTATGGGGTAAAGCCGCATAATACTAAATATAAAGTCTGATTATCTTTTGTGGTCGGACTATTAAAAAAAATTCTCAATTGTTACAATTCCGTTGCAATTGAAATGTTTTAGTAGTCTAACCATAGGAGATAATATGAAGCAGTTTTTAGCATCTATTCTATTAGCAGTATCTTCGGTCGTATCAGCAGCAGAACTCACTGGCGCTGGTGCGACCTTTCCATTTCCAATCTATGCAAAGTGGGCTGAAGCATACAAAGCACAAACTGGCATTGGTCTAAATTATCAATCAATTGGTTCTGGTGGTGGCATCAAACAAATCAAAGCAAAAACAGTAGACTTTGGTGCAAGTGATATGCCACTGAAAAAAGAAGAATTGGACAAAGAAGGTCTTGTTCAATTTCCAGCAATCATTGGTGGTGTCGTGCCAGTTTTCAATCTTGACGGTGTAGCACCAGGTCAATTGAAGTTGACACCAGAAGTTATTGCAAACATTCATATGGGTAAAATCACAAAATGGAACGACAAAGCAATTACTGATTTGAATCCTGGTGTTAATCTTCCAGCATTAGCAATCACTGTAATTCATCGTGCAGATGGTTCGGGCACTACATTTATCTGGACAAATTTCTTGGGTAAAGCAAACGCAGAGTTTGCAAAAACTGTCGGTGAAGGCACAGCAGTCAAATGGCCTGTTGGTGTAGGTGGTAAAGGCAATGAGGGCGTTGCAGCACAAGTGCAGAGAATCAAAGGCGCATTTGGATATGTTGAGTATGCATTTGCAAAGAGAAACAAAATTGCATTTGCACAATTGAAGAATCGTGATGGTGTTTTTGTATTACCTGATGATTCTACATTCAAAGCAGCAGCAGCAAATGCTGACTGGAACAATGCACCAGGCATGTATTTGTTACTCACATGGCAGACAGGCAAAGATGCTTGGCCAGCAACTGGTGCAAGTTTTATCCTGATGCACAAACAACAAGCAGATGCACTAACAGGTCGTGCAATTCTCAAATTCTTTGATTGGTCATATAAGAATGGTGGTCAAATGTCAACAGAATTGGAATATGTTCACATGCCAGCCGATGTAATTAAATTAGTTCAGGAAAATTGGAAGAAAGATTTCCGTGGTCCTGATAATACAACAATTTGGAAATAAGGATAAATCATGAAATTATTCAAAAAACTTTCTATCGTAGTTGCACTAGCAGCAGTAATTCCAGCATATGCTGATGAGTATAAAGACACACTGAATCTTCTGAGAGAGAAAAATATTATTACTCAGCAAGAATACGAAACTAAACTCAAAGCATATGAAGAGAAAGAAGAAAACAAAAAGTTTGCAGAGCAAAGAATTGATAAAGATGTTAGCGATTCAGTCAAATATAGACAAGCAAGAGCAAATGATGGTTCAGTCATGGAAAACGGAATTGGACTCAAATCCAAAGACGGAAATAATACCATACAGCTTACGGGTCGTTTACATATGGACTATCGTCATTACACACCAGATTATGGCGTAAGTCAAACCACGGATGCGTATCAGAACACCGCTGAAGCAAGACGAGCAAGATTTGGAGTAAGAGGACAATTTGCTAAAGACTTCAAATATCAATTACTTGCCAACTTTGGTGCTAGTGACGGATTTAGTTCAACATCAAGTACCGCAGATGAGATGTGGGTCAACTACGCAGCCAATCCTGAAATGCAGTTTCAATTTGGTCTGTTCAAAATGCCATTCAGTTTGGAACAAATGACTAGTTCTAACAACCTTGATTTTATGGAGCGTAGTCTTGTGGGTCAGAACGACAGTGAATTAATTCCAGCTAAAGAAACTGGTTTTATGTTACATGGTATTCCAAAACCCGGCTTGACTTATGCGATTGCTGCAAGTAGAGGTAAAAGCAATAAAAGTGCCGAGTTTGATGGATTTGATTACATTGGTCGTGTGACTACAAACATTGCTGAACTCACAGGCAGCAAAGCATACACAGCACATTTGGGTGCAGCATATAGCACTGGTGAAATCAAGAGTGGTGTAATACCTGTTAGTGGCAGAACTGAATCACGTATGCAGAGTGGTTGGTTCACTGGTTCAGCATTGAGTGGTGCAACAACAAGAACACGCCAGGGTCTTGAAGCCGCTTTTGCTTATGATGGACTCAAGCTACAGGGTGAGTATTTCAATTTCAAATATGAACCTGAAACAGGTAGCAATCAAGAAATCAAAGGCTATTATGTACAAGCTGTTTACAATTTGACAGGCGAATCACATTCATATAAAGATGGCGTATTCGGTTGGATCAAACCAAATAATCCTGTAGACAAAAATGGTCGTGGTGCATGGCAAGTAAGTGTTCGTGCAAGTGAGTTTGATGCAAGTGACATTAGTGTTGCTACAGGTAAAGCAAATCGTGCCACAGCAATGACTTATGGTATTACTTGGTTCTGTACTGATAATCTACGTTTTATGCTAAATTATGTTGATACCAAATTTGATTCTTTGGTTGGATCATCAGGTAGTCGTGTGAATGGTGATAAAGCAATCATGTTCAGAAGTCAGCTAAGTTTCTAAAGAAGCCCCGAAAGGGGCTTTTTTATTACTCTAAATAAATGTTTACTGCCTAATATAGGGAGGCACCATGAAACATTTATTAGCACTTGTCATGGTAATGTTGTTATCTTTTTCTGCTTTTGCTCAAAATGAACGTTTTGAACTGAATTTCAAAGATAACAAAGTAATTCACAATGATTCCGATTGGGAATTTTTGATGCATGAATACACATATGATTTTTTAGTCAGCAAAAAAATTCATATGCTGGACAACGATAATTTTATAGTTCATTCATATATTGAATTTGACACGCCGTACACATACTCTGCATTCAATGAACCCACACACAAGATATATACAATGGGTGTTATGAGTTGCTCAAGAAAAGCATTCATGTTGTTACGCCAAGTATATGTAAAAGAAGACAGCAATATACAAGTAATTCAACCAATTCAACCAAACGAATATGTCTCTGAAGTTGAAACGCCGGGAACGGCAAGAAATCAGATGTATTTGAAAGTATGTTCAGGAGAAATCGTATGAAAAAATTTTATGCTATAGTAGGTTCTTTATTCCTTTGTTTATTTTTACCAGTATCAGCAAAAACTCCACAGGGTGTAATGTATGATGCACAAATTTTGCGTGTAAGTGATGGTGACACTATTGTTATCGCAGCACCATTTCTACCTGCACCATTGAAGCCAGAACTTGCAGTTCGTATCTACGGTGTAGATACACCAGAAAAAGGTTTTCGTGCTAAATGTCCACAAGAAGATGAGCGTGGTAAATTAGCATCAAAGTTTACAACGAATCTGGTTGCAAAATCTGTCAAACGTCAAGTTGTACTTTATGACTGGGATAAGTTTGGTGGTCGTGTATTAGGAGATATTATTTTAGATAACCAAAGTCTTCGTGGTTTGCTCATTGCAAATGGATTTGCACGTGAATACTTTGGTGAAGCAAAACAATCATGGTGTAACTAATCATGCACATCAATCACACTTGCTCCGCGTGTGGTTCAGAATTTGGTATATCATATGATGAAATGCACACCGAAACTGATCCAAACTTTTGTCCATTTTGTGGTGAATATTTGATCCTTGATGAAGATGATTTCAATGATGAAGACCTCCATGATGATGAAGATGAAGAGCCTCTATGACATGGTACTATGATGGTGTGCCATTTGATGACGATGGCACATCTTTTGGATTTGTGTATCTGATAGAAAATCTAATCACAGGTAAAAAATACATTGGACGCAAATACTTTAGTAAAGCTGGTTACCGTCAAGTCAACGGCAAAAGAAAAAAAATCAGAAAAGCTAGTGACTGGGAAACCTATTACGGTTCCAACGAAACACTTAAAAGAGAAGTAACGGAGTTGGGACCACATAATTTCAGAAGAACTATATTGAAATTGTGTAAAACTAAATCGGAGTGTTCATATTGGGAAACAAAAGAGATATTTGTTAGAGATGCCCTTTTGTCTGAAGATTATTATAATTCGTGGGTAACATGTAAAATTACAAAAGCACACTTGATTGGAAAAATAAAATGAATATCTTTGTTCCCATATTATGGATTTGTATCAATTCTAATTGTGTAT